GATTTTTGGAAAGCCAAAAACTTGTTTTAAGTCCTACACTGGACTATACACTATAGAAGGGAACCCCTATAAATCGCATGAACATAAAGTCCTCTGCGGTAGCGGTTTCTTCCGTAATGTACCCACTGTCGGAAGCTCCAACGAGCTCCTCCTCAACAGTATACGACCTCAATAATGAGGGTACAAACGTAGTTGTAGGAGGACCTCCAAGGTCCGATTGTGGTGCAAAAGCGAACAAATTCGATGAGTAAAAAGGTACTTCGAATTCTACGCCCCCGTTAGTATCATAAACAAACGTAACGGTTCCGTTAATGCTGGCTCCACTAGGAGCTGCCACGGCAATAGATGCGCTAGGTGTGATCTCGACGTCCGATGGAGCGTCAAGTGTAACCTTGCATTGAGCTTGGGGCACGAACGAATGTTCAAAATGCGGCCAGACTCGTTTGCGCAGTCCCCCTCGCATAGCTAGGAAAGCATAACGCATATGAGAAATAAGATTCACATATGTCGCTGCACCTCCACCGTACGAAGGATAGATGGCAGGAAAGTTATTAAACTGCGCTGTCAATAACTTTGTGGTGTTTGCATCTGGTAAGATATCAATTTGTTCTGATATATTAAACCGCTTCAACAGAGCGCGCAAGGATAACGGCTCTTCACCAAAATAATAGGTGGAGATACCTTTCTCTTCCGCACTAGTAGGGTTTAATGTAAAACAGGTGACAGGAGCATCAATTGCTTCCATATCTCCTGATTCAGTTAAAATGTCTCTAGTAGTTGGAAAGTTGGTTTCTACCGGGTATTGAACTCGGAGATCCTCACAACTTACATAGACATTGACTGAAACATCAGAACTATCAGGCGACTGTAGTGCAGTAAATGGTACAATATAAATGAAGCCATTTGCAAGCCTATGTGCAGTGTTGCCCGAATCAAAGTTTTGATAATTCAAAGTTGGATCGTCGCCTATTTCCTGCCAAGGTCGAGGACTCGCCCAATCAATGCATAACTCATAACTCTGAGTCTCTTGTATGTCGATGATATTCACAAACTGTTTATTCAAATCAATATCTGCTCTAATCAGTGCAGATTGACGTAAATTAGGTTCATAAACAACTGCTAGTTTCCCTCTGTGAAAGTTACTACAAACAATTTCTAATCGAAATTTGATAGTCCCTCTCCAGAAACCAAACATTTGACTTACCCACGCCATAGGAGTGGGTTGATGACAAGTGGGATTCAATCCTGTTCCCACATATCGGGTCACAAGATTAGGACTAGCTCTACACGCAAACAAGTCAGATATCAATGGAGTGTCAATTTCAGACCACGTAAAAGTATCCAAATAAGTCTCGATTGCTGCAATATCGCGAATCAATAATTCATCGCGATCAACAGCAACAACACTGGGATCTACTGTCAACTCTTGTTTGGGATCTAAAGTTATGCGCTTGGCTGTCGAAAAACCAATAGTGTTGGCACCATTAGAAAGGGGTTGATTTCTCACACGAGAAATTTCACCCACATTCACAGGGTACGACCAGCCAAATATAGACGCAAATGCATTGGCTCCTTGAAACATTAATGTGGAGGCCATAGCAAATGGTCGTAAAAAGGGCACACTTTCTAGAGCCTTTGAAATTGAAACAACCTTTGATGTGATATTCTCAATAGGACCAGTATCGCGTTCATCCATGGAACCAGATTCCGTGGTGATAGCCAATAAGGTCCCCGTAGGCACACCAAGCTTCACATCCTCAGCCCAAGCGTACACTTGTACTGAAACATCTGAAGGAGATGTGGACACACTATCCACAGTATTCAAAGAATAAATGAATAGGCTACCTGCGTCTTCGAAATCATTAAAGGAAGTCACATCAGAAATTGCGAGAGTGTTAAAATTATTATACAAATTATACATCTGCTTTGGAGCTATAAAAGGAGCTTCCATAATAACAGGCTTATTTTCATTGACATTAATAGTAACACGTCCCATCTGCTGTGACAAGAAGTTCATCAACAGAGGTTTCCAATCCGGCTGCAAAGCCAGGGCACTTAAGTGCTCTTGTAACGTAGCGTTTTGTACAGGATAAGGACAATAAACGGACAACAATCTGCCCATATGAAAAGGTGTCCCAGAAACAGCGATTTTAATATGCAAATTGCCACTAAAATACGCATAATTTCGAAGTTTTGCTCGAACAGCAGGATTGAGACTCCAAAGGTCCCAAACCTTAAGCTCCTGAGCTACCTCAGTTCCGGGAACAATACTAAATGAAGTAATTTCAACAGGTCGACTGAAGAAATCATCAACATCTAAAATATTATATTGCCCTGAATCAATGGGTTCTCTGACTTTACCAGAACTCTTATAAGATACAGCTTCGCCTGAAACATCAAGCATACTCTCAATCTTTTGCTCCATGCCAGAGGAGACAGCACCACTGTGCATTTCACCCATGAGTCCCGATTCCGTGAAAATACGGCGCACCGTACGTTTTCCACTGATGTCATTTAAAAACAACACAGTGGACTTAATATCTGCCAACATTGAACGTAATCTAATACGATCTACGTCATAGTCGGTCCCCAGATACGAACGCGCTTCAGGTACTCGCTTTAAAATAGCCAAACTTAAGGAATCCGATGAACTCGGTTTCTCTTTGAGATATGACTCTATCGCCGCTGCTTTCTGTCTTAACAACAGAACGTGAGAATCGATAGCCATTCCCACTTGTGCTTCCCTCTCAGGAAAGCCTTTTACATCATCTAATATATGTTCAGAACGTCGTTTAGAATCACTCCTAGATGGAGACGCATCCAAATGGAGGTCGTAGACCATATCTTTTCCTTTATTTTGCGAGGCTGGTGATAAACTAACCGAACTAAACAGTTCTCCTCGTAGGTTCGACCAGCTGTCGAAATCAGAGCGTTCTACAAACCCTGAAGACTCAGTATATAAGGTCTCATCCTCTTCTCCCCACAGGGAGGCGTGAATATCTTCATAATACGGTAGTACTATTTCGATATCACAGTACTCTATCCCATATTCCTCAGCTAAAGCAGTTACTAGATTACTCCGAAAAGTATTATACGTATCTGCGTCTTTGGAATGGAAATAGGATTCCCACAAAATAGAGGTTGCTGTGGATAACATTTGATCTTCTATTGTAACAGCAGAAGACGGTATAAACCATTCCAATGCCTTGTACATAGAATTCATATCGAGAGGGGCTATGTATATATCCATATAAGGATGCTTAACAAAATGCCTCTTCAAGAAAGAGATTTCATCTTTGGTCAAGAACTCGACGAGCTCTGTTGACTTATCAGCTGACGTGTATCCCATACCATAATGTTCAACAACGACTCTACAGTAAGTGAGATTGTTAAAGAGATCTTTAACCACTTCTTTTACCGAACATATGACATCGTCACCATACGTAACAGGTTTCACACATTCAAAGAAGTCATACTCCGGACACAACAAAATAAAAGCATATACAAGTAGCACAAGTCCACGTAATGAATTATCTTCTGCCGTTCCGTATTTTCCAGAAGGCTGATTGCCGCACTTCGACATAACGTCTCCAAGCATGTTCAAAATCGGATATATATTGTCCGATAGAACACCACGTAAAACAAGGAGTGCAGTTGGAGAATATCCAAATTCTTCTGCAATCTTGTAAACAATCGTGGCCGCCATATGAGCAACGTCGGGAGGCAATGTCTGATCATAGTTGGAGTAGTCACCTTCCATGAAAAGAGGTGAGAAGCCAAGCATGTCCCGCAGCAACTTATCAGCTTCCGTGTGCATATTAATGCCCACGGCAGTACCGAACAAATCGCCATGTTGCACCATCAAGGTATAAATGGGCGCCAAGAACATACGGGAAATAATAAGATCGGGGAGTGACATCATGTAAAAAACACGAGTTTTCCCTTTCTTTATTTTTTCAAGTGTTCGAGGTTCATCTTTCAGTTGGCACTTGAACAGAAAACCTTCAGAAGTATCAGAAATATAACGTTCTATCTTAGATATAACTATTTTCGTCAACTCCTCTGTAGGCTCCCGAGTGGTAGTCTCATCCACCAAGGGGATATGATCTGCTTTGCTACCTGTAAATCCATGACCGGGAGAGGTAGATGCATTAATCCGACGCAAAAACGCATCATCAGGAGAACCATTTATTGCCGTAACAACATCTAATGGAACTAAAGGTGGTACTTTTCGTCTATGCAAACCCTTTATAATGTGCTTAGAAATAACATCGACAGTTTTGCGACATATCTCTGGGTCTAATGTTCGGGAAACAAGACCTAGTTTTCGAGCAGCCAAATTATATGGGTTCAAATATTCTCCATCACGGAAACAAGGTTTCATAATAGGTTTATCATAAGCGACATCTTGTTTAAAATCAAAAGCGTCAAATATTTCAGGTAACCTATGAGCAATCTTAGACCGTTTAAGACTAGATTTATTGTTAATCATCACCGACTTTCCGTCATGACCGTAGTAGTCCATTCCAAACATCTCTTCATAATGAAATAATGATTTGTTCGTAACAGGATACAAGTCAAAAGACGGAGGTTCGATAGAGGCCGTTTCTGTGAAGGTAGCTCGAGCTCGCAATAGTTTGCAGGCACGATCAACCATTTCCTTATCGATGCAAATAGCATAACAAGTATTCTCAGAACCTGCAGCCACATGTATTCCCATAAAGGATGACCCGGAACCGGTATTTACATATAAAGGAGTTCCACACAACCCAGGGAAGTGTTTAGCATATTTATACATAAACGGATTAACTATCTTAGTTTTAGACCCGTCCCAGTTAGTGGCCATAAAAGCTGTTCTGATCCAGCGGACTGAAACAGATTCTCCACATATAGACGCACTTGAAAAAGACATATCAAAGGACGAGTGAGGCATCAAATGCTTAGTAACATCTCTAAAACGCTCAGACGGAATAGTAATTAATAACACATCATGTGTAACATCCGCTGTTTGACGCATATCTATGCGAACTTCACGTAGTTGTCGGACATCATCTTTGTCTATGCCAGTGATTATATGATACTTCGCATCAACACCGACAGGCAAGGAATGCTTGTTAATCAGGGCATAATTGCCCTTAATAACAAAAATGCGTATACTATTTACTTTGCCATCTCCTAAAGAGATTTTCAAAGTCCTTATGTTACCTTGAAAAGCCTTATCAAGTTCTGTAGCATCACCCAAATGAGCCACACGTGGAATGCTCTTCCTCACATTTGTCCACAACTTATGTTGTTTGTTCGGCACGCGTTCATACGACTTACCACACCCTAACCTATCTTCCCAAGTTTCAAGAACTTCCTTAGATGGAGTTTCCTTCATAAAACCTGAGGATTCTAGGGTGTAACGTTTGAGATTCTTACGGTAAATATAAGCACTCACTGCAGTTGTAATAGCAGCAGAGAACACTATAAAATACTTCTTGTAATGATTCTTAACATTCCG